TCACTTCGGCTCCGGCGCGGGCGGATCAGAGGCAGGCGCGTTCGCCAGGCTCTGGCCCATCCGATCGACGCTGCGCTGGGTGCCGCGCTCCTTGATCGTGCTGATGATGCCCTGAAGCACCAGCAGGCACGCCGCGACGTCCCAGCCGGTGACGCCCTTGTCGATCACCTTGCCGAGCAGCCATATGACGCCGATCGCGATCAGCGCGAAAAGCAGGTTATCGCCGGCATGGTCCGACGGCTTCGGGATGGAGGGCAGTTTCATACCCGCCCCGCATACAATTCAGCTTCGGCGGCCCGGCGGCGTATCAGGCCGTTGGACACCTTGCCATCATTCTTGTTCCAGCGGGCAAACTCAGCCCGCGCGCCCGCGAAGTCGCCCGCGCGATGCTTCTTCAGGAGAGTGCTGCCACCCAAACCGGCTGCACCTTCGCCGACATTATAGGCGAACGACACCAGCGCATCGAACTGCGCTTGCGTGGTCGGATAGCCCGCGACCAGCTTGTTCACCGCCGCGACGAAACGCTTCTGATCGCGCAGCCAGAGGCGATCAGCCTTCCCTCGCGTCCAGACGGCGCCCAGTTTGATCGGCTTGCCATCCTCATCGACAGTCGTCCCCCAGCCGTTGGTGACGGGGAGTCCGTTCTTGCTGTCAGGATCGGGATAGGCGACCAGGCGCAGGCTCTCGAAGCTGTGGATCAGCGCTGCGCCGGCCGCGCCGATCTGCCAGTCTCCCTTTGCCAGCGGCGGCTGCCCGATTACAGCATTGATCGCGTCAACGTCTGCCTGCGTCAGTGCAGCGCCCTTGCGCTCGCGGATCAGGTCGAAAAGGCCCTTGTCAGTCACCGCAGCCTCCCTTGCTTTAACTGCAACTGGTTGGCGCGCTCATGGCGCCAGTGCCGCGTCGTGCGGCCGATGAAATAAAGCAGCACCCCAATCGAGAAGAGCGTGGTCGCCCAGCCGTCGAAGGGGCTGCGCTGCCCATTCCAGATGACGGTCACCGTCAGCATGGAGCAGCCTGCCGCGACACTCATGCCGGCGCGCTCCCAGCCGTTGAACAGGCCCGGAAAGCGGACCAGCTTCCAGACGAGGATAAGCGTGATCGCCACCCTCGCCAGCGAGTTGAGGATGTCCCAGACGATCATTGCGCGTCTCCTGCGCCGATAAGCCGCTCCAGACGTTGGATGAGCCAAGGGAGCAGGACGTGCGCCCCGATGGCGAACAGATAGGTCAGGGCCACCGTGCCGCGCGCGTCGCTCTCATCCACACCGATGAACTGGTGAGCGGCCCAGGGTGTGACGAAGATGGCGAAGGTGGCGCCCATCAGGACGGTCATTGCCATCTTCGCCTTGGTCATGGTCCGCCAGCGCCGGGCACCGAGCGACGACACCGCACCGGCCAGCGCGGCCAGCGGGATGTAGAGATACCGCACCAGCAGGTCTTCATGGTTCATTGGAGGCGCTCCTGGCTGCATGACGGGATCATCGCCAACCGTCAGACAGTAAGGCCGTAGACCGCCGCCAACGATTCGATCAGCGCGTTGCGACGCGTGTTCGCCGCTGCGTTGGCATCGGTCGAATACATTTCGGCGTCGCGGACGATAGTGGCCGCTTCGATCATGCCGCTGAAGTGATGTTCAGGCGTGCCGGTGCCCGGCCGGCCGCCGACATAGAAGCCAGGCGCGTTGGCATCGTTTTTCAAATTTTCGACCATGGTGCCTAGCAGCGTCTTGCCGAGGAAGGCCGCCAGCCGCGTCCGGGCGGCATCATAGTGGACGGTCAGCAGCGACCGCTGACTATGGGGTATGGCGCCGAGCAGATTGAAGCCCCCGGCCGCCCCATGGCGCCAACGCAGATCCAACGGCGTATCGGCCGCCGCCTGCGCCAGCCAGCTCGTGAGATATTCGCCATTGGGATTTTCATAGGCCAGCGCGCGGATGCTAGTGACGCCGCCGTTCGCTGGGTTGATGACAAAGCACGCGGTATAGGTGGGGGGCAGGACATAGGTCGGCAGCGCCAGGCGCTGACCATTGCCCACATCGGCAAAGACGAAACCGATATTGTCCTTCGTGCCGCCCGACGGGCCGCGGGTGATGCCGCCGTCGACGGAACCCGCGACGCCATTGACCCGCTCGCGCAGTGCGGTGGTGGACCCCGAAACGAGGGCCTTGCCGTCCAGCCACAAATCAAGATCAGGAAAGTTGACCAAGTCGATTTCGGCCTGGGTGATGTCGAGATACTGACCTCCTTTTGCACCTGAGGAACGGGTGATGAGGCTGTTGCCGCGGGTAGGGGTAAGTGTCATGATGAAGTCCTTTGGTTAGGCGGAAACGGAGACGTTGAGTTCTTGTTGCTGCGCCCAAAGGAACAGCGGCCGGCCGGTCGTGTGCGACCAGTATCGTCGGAGCGAGCGGATGCAGGAGCGCAGGCCGTAGAGGCGACCCATGCCGTCGCGGTTGGCCAGCGCGGGATATTTCTTAGCGCCGTGGCACGCGATCGAGACAACCTCCCCCGCGCCGGTCGCACCCGACACGCGAAAGGTGATGATGTTGCCATCGACCTTGACCGCGCTGACGGTGCGTGACGCGGTGCTGTCGCGATAGCTGATCCCGAAATTGCCCGGATCGGCGACGCCCTTGGTATCGGTCGTTACCACCTCCGACATGGTGACGGTCACCAGCGTGCCGGTGCGGCGTGCGGATACCATGCGAGGCGTGCGCGACTGGCTGGAAGTCGCAAACTCCCAGAGCAGATGGCCGCTAAGCTCATCGATATGACGATGGCCCTGCGCCCGGTGATGGACGGTGGCGACATCATCCATCGACGTCCAGTAGAGCGGCAGCGCGACCGCCTGGTTGGATTGGACCGCCGCCCATTCCGAGATTGCCAGTGCAGGCGGGTGCACCAGTCCGGTGTCTTGATCGACCGTGGAGGCCGGCTGGGCTGCGACGATTGGGATCGGCACCGTCTGACCAGTGATTGTCAGAAGCTGATCGACCGAGTTACGAAGGATGCCAAGCCGGGCAGCATATGTCGCCTTGGTATCATTGTCGTTTGACTCGCCTTGGTTCCAGATGAAACCGGCGACGATGGGGGTAAGCCCCTGAGCCTGAGCCAAAGACACTGCGGAGGCGACCATCGCCTTGATATCAGTCCAAGGCTGCGCATCAGCACCAGCCGATGTCCTCACCAGCGCATTGAAGGTCGAACCCGAAAAGCTGTTATTGATGAGCAGAACCTTGGCACCGCTCGCCATGGCGAAGACCTCGGCAGCGCCCAGCCCTTGCCCCTCGCGTTCGCCAACCTTCATGTCGATGAAGCTGGTGAAACCTGCCGGATCGGCCGGGGTCGCGACGTCGCCTGAGCCGCCTGCCGTCTGATGCGGGTGCGGCCCATTGTTGAAGGTTAGGCATTGGCCGGGCATCGACGGAACCAACGTGAATTTCGTGTTGGGCGAAGATCCATCTGACGCGCCGTCATAGCCCCCAGCGTTGGACTGACCATGCTTGATGATGATGTAGAGGATAGTTGAAGCGAGCATCTGCTCTCGCCAGCCAATGATGCCGATCGGATAGTCGGGGTCCGGCCCCTTCACGCGCATCAGGCCCGGAGACAGCGCGCCCAGCGGGGTGAAGTCGCCCTGCTGCGACAGGGTGACGATCCGGCGAGTCGGCCACAGCGTGCCGGGATCGACGTCGAAGACGGCGAGCTGCTTGCAGTTGAACATGGTTTCGCCCGCAGGATCGGCTGCCGCCTGCGCCGCCGCGCCCGGGTCATAGGGGACGCCATCGAACTGGCCGCGCAGCACTTCGCCGTCCGGCGTCTGCTCGGTCGGCAGGATGCCGTTGCTGATCGGGGTGCGCAGCGTTGGCTCCGACGTCATCGCGCCCAGCACGAACTTGCCGGCTGCGTCCACCGCCAGCGGCGATGCCTTGTCCTGATCGATCATCACCGGCGCGCGGCCGAACGTGACGGGCGTGCGCTGCGATCCAGGGCGGGCGAACCGGCCGTCAATCCCCTCGGCCGTCAGGGTCAGGTCGGCAAGGCCCTTTTCATCCGCTTGCAGTGCCAGGCGGCCATAGGTGACCGGGTAGCGTGCGCCCTCGATCAGATCGCGATCCAGATCGGCCTGCTGCTCTGCCGTGTATGCGCGAACCTCCAAACCGGTCGCCCGGCCATCGAGCGCGGCGGTCTGTTCTGCCAGCGCGGCGGTTTCGTCGGCGCGGATCGATGCTTCCGCCGCGACGCTGTCAGCAAGCGCGGCCTCCGCGTCCGAAGCGCGCTGGACCTCATCGGAGATATCGGCGCTGAGAGCACTCACCGCACCCGCGCGCGTCGCGGCCTCCGCATCGATGTCGCCGGCAAGAGCATTCTCTGCGCCCTGTGCGCGGGTGACCTCGCCGGACAGGCCGTCTTCGACGTCGTCCACCCTGCCGCCCAGCGCGGTGACCGATGACGCCGAAGCCTTGCTGCCGACAGCGGCGGCAAGCGCGTCTTCAGCGGCCAAAGCGCGGGTGCGCTCGGCGGCGATCTGGGCGCTGTACGGGTAGAGCCGGATATACTTCATAGGACGGTCACTCCGGGCGAGACGGTAAAGGTGCCCGCCATGGCGAGCGGTTCGAGCGGGGAAGGGCGGTCAATCAGCAGGTCGTAGACGAAGACGTCGGGCTGGTTCGGCTCTGTCCCGTTCGCAGGTCCGCCGGGCAGCGCCGTCAGATCGGCCTTGGGGATGAAGATACGAATGAGGCCGTTCGCGGCGTCGGTCACACGGATGCCAAGAATGTCGCTGGTCACCTGGGGCAGGCTGATGAGCGCAGCGCCGGGCTGCGCGCCATATAGCCGCACCTCCATCTTGAGCGTGCAGCCGGTCAGGTTGAGCGGGCCGTCATCCTCGTCCAGAAATCCATAGTCTTCGCGCAGATCAAGGTTGCGCGCCGCGGTGAGCGGCACGGTGGGCGTGTCCATCAGGCTTCCTTTGCTGTGATGATCGAAGGCTGGCGCCCTCAGACCTTTTCCACCTTGCGGATAATCGCGCGGCTCAGATTGGTCGGCACGGTGGCGTTGCCGCCGCTGACGGTAGTGGCGACGTCCTGGGTAGAGCCGTCGTCAAAGGTATAGCGGACCGTGATCGCGCCATCAGGGACGTTGCGCGATGCCCAGGACAGGACAAGCGCATCAGCCGCCCGCGTGGCGACGGTGCCACTCGTCTTGATAGGCGAGGTCGCCTTGCTGCCCAACTCGCGCTGGAGCAGGGCGATCCGGAGCGTGAAGTTGATGGCCGCACCGATCGCCGACCAGTTGTAGCGCATAACCTGCCGCGCCGAGGTGGACGTGAGCGTGCGGGTGTTAGTGTAGCGGCTCAACGTCGAGGTCAAACCGGATAGAAGGGTTCCGCCTGCTTCACTACCTGCGCGCAGCTGGATGTTGGCCACATTGGAGAAGGAGCCAGCGATCAGGGCAAGGTAGAGGCTGTTCGTCCATGTCTGACCTGCGCTGGCCGCTGAGCCAGCATTATCAGGGCGAAGGGTTAGCACCGACGTGGCTGTTGCGGTGCCGGAAAACTGAATGTCGATGACGTCGAAGCCTGCGATCGTGGTGATGGCCTTCACTTCAACCGTGACGCCAGCACCGCCCTCCGGCATCGTCCAGCCGGTCGGAAGCGCGCCGCCCGATCCGATGACGCCGACAACCGCGCCGGAAGTGCCGTTATTCGTTACCTCGTTAGAAGCCGATGGTTCGACCGACACGCCCAGCACCGCGTGAGTGGTCGGGTGATATTCGATGGCCGCCGTGTCCACGGCCACGCTCTGGAGCGAACCGCTGGAGTTGATCCGGTTCTTGGTCGACGCGCGGGCGATGGTTGCGCCGCTGGGCAGGCTGGCAGAGCCGAAGTCGAAGCCGCCGACATTTACGGCCAGCGGGCCAGTAGGATCGGAGCCTATGCCATCCGCCGTATAAGCCACCGCCCAATAGAAGCGCGGCCCGGCAACCATGTCGATCTCTTGCACCTGGCGGACTGCGCCGGGCGCGTCCACGATCTGGGGCGTGATCGGCACGGCGTCGGCAAAGTTGGCGGTATTGGCCGCGAAGAAGACCATATATTGGAACAGGTCGGTGGTCGGCGCGCGCGCGGAAATGGTCGCAGTCGTGGTCGTGGTCGCAACCAGCGTCAGCAGCGTTGGCTGTTCCATGCTGAAAGGCGCGGGCGAAGTGCTGTCCGTCATGGGCGCAGGCGTCCCGACGCGGGTGAGCGCCCATTCATGCTTCGTCGGCGTCTCGGTCCTAAGGGTCAGCGTGACAGTGCATGTCGACGGGTCGATCTGGCGCTTGAGGACAATGACGTCCTTGCCAGCAATATTGCCGAACGCCGGGTGATCCTCGATCGTCAGGCAGTCGCCGGCCCGGTAGCCAAGGAACCGCAGCTTGAGCGGCAAGACGATCGGTCCAGCCTCGCGCGCATTGGCGATATCATAGCCCGCGAGCTGGGCGACCTGATCCGGGGTTTCGCCGGCCTCGCACTGGACCATGGGATAGGCGACCATCTTGGTACGCTCGCGCCCGTCGGTCGCCCGATAGTCGGTATTGATGACGGTGCCAGCAGGCACTTGCTCCCAGAAATGATCCTCGCTGGTGTAGCGGGGCGTGATGCCGTTGACGCGGTCGCGGATGGACTGTGCCGTGGCGATCGACGCCTGCCCGATGACGTCTTCTATCCCGATGGTGCCGATCGACACGCGGGGCGAATTGACGAAGCATGACAGGATCGCGCCGTAGCGTATCGGCTCGCCGCCGCCCGCCTGGGCGAGCGACTTCATCACCTCCCACTTGTCGTCTGCGGTCGTGACCCGGCCGCCCGACTTCCACGCATTGGCGTCCGCGACATTGGCCGCTTCGACAAAGGCCGGGACGTCGATCGCGCCGATATCCATGCCGACGCCGCCGACGCGGATATTGTTCGGCCCCTGATACCAGCCGATGGCGAAGGTCAGGGCCTGTATCCAGCCGCATTCGCTGTAAACCCACGTTGCCGGGTTATTCCAACGGCAGGCGCCGGAGCCGCCCGGATACGTGCTGTCCTGACGCGGATCATAGCAAAGGACGCCCTCGCCCAGCCAGTTGAAGCGCGGCGTGCTGGTAAGCGTGTGATCGCCCGCCGCGTCATACTCGAAGGTATTGAGGACGGCGGCATAGCCCGACAGCTTGTGCGCCGTCGTCCATGCGGGCGGGGTGCCAACCAACGGGGCCAGATAGCTCGCTTCAGGACAGGCGCCCAACTGCACGCGCTGCCAGATGCGGTCGTGCCCGTCGATCTGGTGGACGCCGGTCAACCCGCCAGAGAAGGAGATCGGCTCCTTTTCCATGTAAGTCTGGCTGATGGCGTGGATCGGCCCGCAACCCGACAGGACGCTGACGATCGTGTCCCACTTGTTCTTGTTGCCATGCTGCTTGCGATAGCGAATGTCGCCGCTCATCAGCGTGCGGCCGAAGACGATCGGAATCGCCGCGTCTGGATCAGCGGACCAACTCGTCTGGACGCCCGACACCTTGGGCTTCTTGGCCGTCATCGCGATAGCGACGTTGAGGCCGAGCGCCAGTCCGCCGGCAATGGCGCTCGCAGCCGCTGCGGTCGCCGCGATGCCGGTCGACATGAGTCCGGCCCCCAGCAGCGATGTACCCCCAGAGGGGATCGCGGCGGCGATGGCAACCACGACGGCGGCGATTTTCAGCACCTTCGCCATCAGACCCTCCAGGCCGCCAGGTATTCAACCGGCTGGATGATGGCTGCGCCGTCGGCATCTTCATGATAGGCCAGCACGCGCCCGTTTCCCACGCAGACGCCAAACGCGCCGAACGGCTCTTCGCCGGGCATCTCGACCACGTCGCCAATGATCGCCTGCGCCGGAATGATGCGAGCATGGGGCATCCATGCGTCCAGACATGCCGCGCCGTTGCCGCCATGGCGGCGCAGGAATCTTTGGAGGCCGATCGCCGTCTTCCAGCTGCCGCCGGGACCAAGCACCGGGCGGCGACCCATTAGCCGCAGGTGCGCAATGACCATCTTGCCGCAGTCATATTCGCCCCATGCGAAAGGGAAGCCTGCGAACCGCTCCACGGTTTTGCGGGTGGCGTCGCGCCGCGCTGACAGGTCCATGTCAGAGGCGGGCGTTCTGGCGATTTTCGATCGCCTGCCGAATAACCGCGACACTGCGCGACGTCTGGATGCCGCCGCTGGGCGGGTTCTGCCCCCAATAGCCGTTGTCCGTCACGCCGGTGCAGTGATCCATGCCAAGCTCCCCCGGCCAGACACGATGATGGAACGCGGGAGACATGACCCGGTCCTCATCATTGAACATGAGCAGTTCCATCTCGCTCACGACGTCCAGTTCGACGGTCGTTTCGCGCAAGCCAAAGCCATGGATCGGCACGTCAATCACGCCCCGGATCGCCACATAGGGATCGCCTATGCACAAGCCCGTCTCATCGTCACGCGCGCCCACCATGACGGTGATCGGCGAATATTGATTATCCGGGTCGGAGATCAGGGCTGTCGCCGCGTCGTCCTGCGGAAAGATCGTGATCGTGGTGCCGGGCGCTTCATCGCCGAAGCCGTCTTCGATTTCCTCGATCGATTCCCATGTGCCGAAGCCTTCCGTCGAACCGGCATAATCCTCGCCGCCCAGGGTGATTTCGGCGGAGCCGTCGAGCAGACGGGCCGTGATGGTGGGCAATTCGACCTTGAGCGCGCCGAACATGGTGACGCGCGCGCCAGCCAGCGCCGCGTCGAGAGCGGGGGACAGGACGGTCATGCTCGGTTCCTAATATGGCGGCGGACAGGCTCGACTCAGCGGCCCGTCCGCCTATCCTCCGGCCTGCGACAACAGGAGGGAATCAAATGGAAGAATTGATCGACCAGATCGAATGCGTGGATCCTGACGGCGGTCACGTAACGGTTTATGTTTATCAGGAAATCATTCCTGCGGGCCATTGGAAGGATCCGAACGCCACCATCAAAGGCATGAAACGTGCGCAGTTAGGGAATGGTCAGCCGGTCAACTATAGAGGTCCAGACAGCTTTGAGACGCTGGATAGGGTTCGGCTTGAGCGGCGATAGCCTCATTTGCTCATATTCCCGCCATCCCGACCGGTGATGGCGGGAGACGATAGCGCGGTCAGGGCGATCAGGGTCGCCCATGATCAACCAGTCACGTTTTACCAACTGATGCTTTTCGTAAGTCATGCGCGCTCCACCACGTCAAACTGGAGGCCGGTCGTGCGCTGCATGCTGATCGGCCAACTGAAATTGTCGCCCTCGATCCAGCCTTCAATGACCGGCTTGGCCAGGTTCACCGCTTCAGTCCCCAACAGCTTCGTGCGCAAGGGCCGCGTCAATTCGACCTGCCCCGCGCCCGATCCGTTCAACACCACCTGCGCGGCAGTGAAATAGAGATAGCGGTGGCCGTTGCGGGTGATGTTGAGCGCCTGGCCCATGCGGACGGCGTAACGCGGCGTCGCGCCAGTGATTTGGACATAGCGCCCACCGGCGACAGCGCTGGCAACGGTGATGGCGAGGCCAGGCGTACCCACCTTGAAATCGACCTGCGGCACTTCCAGAATAACGCCATAGCGCTTCGCCATCTGGCACCGTGCCACAAGACGCCGGCCATCCGGCTCCATCGCCTTTGGCGGCACGGTATATGACAGCACATGACCGCCGCCGAGACGGTCCACTTTGTTGATCGAACCGCCCAACACCGGCTTTTGCAGGACGCCGAAGTCCTGCATGCCAGGCTCTGCCAACTGACATTCGACGTCGGTCAGATCGATGAAGGCCATGGGTCAGCGGCCCATCCGGCGGCGGCTGCGGCGCGCTGCGCGCCTTTCGGTCGTGCCGACAGCCTGCGCAGACGCCATCCCATCCATTGCCTGGATTTGCGCCCACATCTCGGGCGTCAAGACGTTGCCGGTGATGTGGTAGATGTTGCCACCACCATCATTGTCGTTGTTTCCGCGCCTGATGTCGACGGTTTCTCCCGCCGTGCCCCAGAATTGAACGAGGTTGGTGTCGATGCCCGGCGCGCCACCAATCTCAAAGCTGCCGCCTGTGGCGAAGCCGGGCAGGTTTTTCGGCACAGCGAGACTGGCCGACAGCCCGTTAAGGTAGGACTGCGAACTTGTACTGACCCCGCCGAGGCCGCCGCTGGAAGTGGTGCGTACACCGCCAATCGCGCCGATCCCGTTCATGATGGCGCCGAATATGCCGCCACCACCCCCGCCGCTGGCACCTCCAGCCTGACCCATAGCCTGACGAAACATATTGAACAGCATATCGGTCAGGCTGTTGAGCGCCTCTTCCAGGCCACGCGAAACCTGATCCTTCCACCAGTTTTTCACGAATCCGCCAAGATCGCCGTCGAGTGCGGCGCGCATCGCGCCTTTGAAGGTGTCACGCCACTGGCCTTGCTGGCGAGCACGTTCTTCCTCATCCAGTTCGCGGTTCGCACGATCGCGAGCATCTTCCTCTGTAACCTTGCCTTCGCCGTCGCGATAATATTGCTCGGTACGCCGGGCGGCCTCCGCTTCGCGCGCGGCGGCACGCTGCTTGGCCGCGCTGTCGCCGCGGATGCGGGACAATTCGGCCTCGCGCTCCAATGCCTGCTGGGTGGCGACCTTGGCGGCGGCATCGGCGCGGGCGATATCAACCTGCACCAAATCTTCCGCAGCGCGCTTCTGCGCCTGGAGGATGGTCAGGCCCTTGCCCTGCCAGAAGGTCGTGCGCTCTTCGAGATAGGCCTTGTCAGCGGCGTAGCGGGCCATCTGCTCATCGCCGCGAATTTCCGCCAGCTGCTGGTCAAGCGCATTCTCCGCCTGGGCGATCTCGCGCGCATCGAACTCGGCTTCAGCGGCCTTGATCTCCGCGATGTCCTTCGCCGCGGCGGTGCGCGCGGCAGCCACCGACAGTCCAGCGTCTTCATAGTCACGCTGGCGCTGAAGGATGTCGAGCTTATCCTGGATTCGGCGCATCTCGTCCTTGTCATCGCGGGCGCGGGCGACGGCCATCTGCTGTTCAAGCTTCATCTGCTCGCGGCGGTTGGCGAGCTCTTGCGCGGATGGGCCGGATCCCTTTGCCGTCTTGCCGGCATCAGCCTTGTCGAAGTTCAGATCGACGGTGCCAAATTCCGGGCTGTTGATGTTGCGGGTGTAATCCTCAACGGATTTAACACGGGTATTGAGGGCTTCCGCGAGTTTCGTAACGGTCGCCTCTTGCTCCTGCACTGCCCGCATAGCCGGAGCAATTTGCGTGTTACCGACCGCCCCCGCCGAACCCGGATTAGGGATGGTTGATTTCGCCAGTGCCAAGTTGGCGCGCGCGCGGGCGAGCGCTTTTAGAGCAGCAACGCCGTCAGCGCGGGCCGCCTCCATGGCTTGGAGCGCTGCCGCCCGATCAACCTTCATCTTCTCGATGATGGCCTTGCGCGCTTCACCGGTTGCGGAAACGAGCTTCAACGCTTCTTGTTGCTGTCGCGCGTAGGCATCGCTCGCGGCCTGCGCCGCCTGGGTCGCAGCACTACTGGCGGTCGCCGTGCGGCTGACCCACAGGACTAACAAGGTGAGAGCTGTCACGGCGAGGCCGATCCCGCCCGCCCAGATCGACATGGTATAGCCGAGCGTCATCAAGGCAGCATTCGTACCCGACAGTGCAAAAATCAGCCGCCCGAGCACAGCGACGACGGCGCCAAGCGGGTTCAGAAGCACACCAAGGATCGCGCCGAACGTCCCGAACGCTCCGGTAAGAAGGACGATCGGAGCAATCACCTTAACGATACCCATCAACGCCAGGATCATTGGCCCGGCCGCTGCCGCTACGCCCCAGATCGCGACAACGACAGTGCGGAACCAGAGCGGCAGCTCAGCCAAAGTACGAACCATCGAGGAAAGCGCGTTCTGCACAGCTGTGAAAGCAGCAAGGATGCCGGTTTCGCCGAGCGCGATCTTCAGCTCATCGAAAGAGTTGCTTAGATCCTGCGAAGATGCCTCGACACCCTGCAACTGGATCGCCAGCTTTTCACCGGCATCGGTTTGCCCAATTGTCCTTTGCAAATCCTCGAAGGATTGGCCGCCCAGACGCATGAGGCCGATTGCGGTGCGCATAGCGTCGCTTCCGAAAATCGTGGAAAGAACGTCAGTGCGAGAGCGATCGGAGAGGTTTCCTAGCTTCTCACTCAACTGGTCTGCGATGTCAGCCATCGGCCTCATTTTTCCAGTCGCGGTGTCATAGAACTCCAAGCCTAGCCGTTTGATCATCTCCTTCGCTTCTTTGGAATTGCCATTCAGCGCCGAAATAAATGTCTTGAAACTAGTACCCGCGTCCGAACCGCTCCCGAACAATGCGGCGGTGCCGGCAAGTGAAGTGTTGAAATCTTCGAAGGTGACGCCTGCGGCACCAGCTACCCCGCCGCCCTGCGCGATGGCGTCTTTGAAGTCGTTGAACCCCAACTTCGATGCGTCAAGCGCGCCAGTGATATTGTTAACCACCCGCTCCAGATCGCCAGACGTTTTGTTGAATTGCGCCATCACATCCGTCACTACGGCGGCGGACTGGCCTAGATCTGCGGCATTGGCGGCAGCTAAACGCAATGTCTGCGAAAGACCGCCATTCAATATGTCGGTCGCATTCATGCCGGCCAGTCCTAGCGTTTCGATCCCGTCAGCCGCCTCGGCAGCGCTGCGGCCGACTTCTGGTCCGAGCCGTCGCGCCGCATCGGACAGCGCTACCAGTTGATCTCCGCTGATCCCGCGCAGGGCAGCATGAACATTGTTCATTGATTTCTCGAAGGCGCCCGCACCGCGCTTCGTCACGATAGCCATGCCCGCAAATGGAACGCTGATCGCGGCAGACATGCCTAATGCGACATTGCGAATGGACCCTTCCAGATCCTTAAACTGTGACATGACCTCTTTGGCGAAGTCCGCGAGTGCTTCGCGGGCATCCTCGAAGCCATCGAACCATCCGCGCACGTCTAGGCCCAATTCGCCGTGCAAGCCGCCGATTTTCATGTCATCCATCGATGTTTCCGATTCTAGCTGGAGCGGTGGTGATGGCACAAGGACTGAAACTGATGCCGGCGCTCGCCTTGATTTGCGCGTGCGGTCCGGTGCAGGAAACGCCCACTTTCAATGAATTCAACGCTGCTGAAGAGCGTGAATTTCAGCGAAAGAGAGCGGCCGGAGAAGACGAGGAATACAACAAGATTTTGGCCGCGCGCGCTCCTGCCGCCCAGTCTGGCAATGCTAGGCGCAGAGAAATGTATGGCAGAGCAAAAGCCGCATGTGAAAACCTTGCAAAATCTGGTGTATCTCGCCCTCAGTGCCCGCCGAAGCCGCCGATTTGCTACAGCGAAGACGGATCTCTAAAAGAGGTGCCGTGCTAAGCTACTTTCCGGATATTGATCGGCGCACCCGCCGCCTTCATCTCCTGAAACGCCGCCAGCATCGCATCGGTCGACTGCTTCTTTTCCGGCACGGCCGGTTTCAACAGCGTGTCCAACGTGGGCAAGGGCTTGTTCTTCGGATAGCGCGAGAGGTTGGCCGCCAGCCGTGCATGATAGGTGAGGGCCTCGATCTCCGCCCGGCGGCCGGCTCTGTAGCCGTCCAGCGTCGCCTTTAGAGTGCGAGGCGTCTGTCGCCAGAACGCATCCGGGTCATGCCCAGCCTGCGTCCATAGCGTCAGGAGTTTGATCCAGTCCCACCCCTTTTGCGAGCCGGCTTGACCTTTCCCTCCGCACTCGCCGTGTCGTCCGACGGCGCGGGCATGGCGGCTTTGAGCGCGCGGGCAAGGGCGTCCTTCATCACGTCCAGACCGGCGTCGGACATGATCTCGCCGGCTTCCACGATCGACGTCTGCGGATGGTGAGCCTGAAGGCCCGCGCAGAAGATCGAGCGCAGCAGCTTGAAGCTGGGCTTGTCCTGAATCTGCTCTACCAGATCCGCGACGCCCAGGCCCGTTTCATCCTCCAGTTCGCAGAAGGTGTTGATATCGAACACCAGCGTGAACTCGGAGGCGCCCGCCTTGAAGGACGCCTGGCCACGAAGCGGATTAGGCACCGGCAGCCTCCGTTTCTTCGCTCGCCCACTTCACGCGTAGCGTGCCGGTGCGGCGGTCCAGCATCGGGTTCGAGCGCACATAGTTGCGGACAATAAGCTGGCCGGAGATTTCCCAGGTGCCATCACCATTCACCAACACGATCTTGTATTCGAGCGGCCGGCCATAGGCCTTCGCCTTCCGGCAAAGCTGGTCGGTGACCGAGCCGGGGATGTAGTTCATCACTAGGTCGGCCTCTTCGCCATCCTTCAGCGGAGCGTTGATGTAGCTCTTATAGCCAATGGTCTTCATGTGGCTGGTTTCGACCAGATCGGCCGTACCCTCGGGCAGGGGCACCTCAGTCAGTTCGCCCAGCTCTACAAGCGTGCTGCTGCCCGAGGTCGGGTCTTTGAGCCAGAACTCACTCAGATGGCCGGTTTCAACGTCGCTCATGACAAAAGCCTCCTTCAGGCTGGTGAATAGCGGACACGAATGTCCGTTGAGGTGCGATAGATCGGACCGTTGACGCCTGGTTCGCTAAGATCTCGGCGGCCAAGTACGGACGCCGGACGGAAGTAGAAGCCTTGGTCGCGATAACGAGGAACCATGGTGGCGATGGCCTTGTCACGCAGTTGCTGAGCGACGATGACCGACGGGGCATAGGTGTCCAGTTGAAGGCGCATGAACTGAAGCGATTGCAGCCCCCTCATATGCTCATCCATTGGCGCGGACACGGTTGTCAGGACGATCGCCGGCATTGCCGAGCCTTGCGGTCGCAGCACCCAGAATACCGCCTTTGACGTTTCATAGTCTGCCAGCATCTCTGCGACCGGATCAGCTTCGATCAGCCGTAGGCGTAGCGCGTCTTCGATATCCATGATCAGGCAGCTTTCTTAACATCTGCCCAGAGCGAACTGCCCATAGCGCGGCGGACCTCTTCCCGCGTGTTGTCCAGCGCCGGGCGCATGAATGGATGGGCCGGTGAATGCGACGTGCCCAACTCGACCATATGGCCGTAGAAGCCTTGATCCTTCGACGGCCCGACATAGATCGCCGAGAAAAAACGACTTTGTTTGACAGCAGCAAAGTTCAAACCAGCATCAAAACTTATGATGATGCTTTCGCGCAGGTTGCCGGTCAGCACCGGCACTAACCGCTGCGCTTCCGCTTGAATGATGACAGCACCTGCCATCAACGATCTTTCACGAGAGGCTGGCGATACCGCGTCACGGATCGCCAGCAACTTGCGATCCATCGCAGCCAAGCCCACAAATTTCATGTAGGCGCAGACTCTACCGTGACCCGAAAGCCTTCATTTTTTCCAAGCGGAACAATGCCACGAATATCCCAAGCCGGCCATTTGTCTGGGTCAGTGTCGCTGACGGGATAGTACAGTCGGTGTTTAACACTGAGCAAACGAGTCACGCTGTTGGAGAGGACGTCAAAAGACGCCTTTTGTGTCGCGCCGTCTTGGGCCGACGCGCGCTGTTCATCGCCACTTCCAAAATATGCTGATGCCCAGTATTTATTGCCGAGAACCACCCATTGTTCCCCGACAGTCGAATGACCACGACCGTCGACGCTCGACTGTCTCGTTTTAAATGCGATCCGCTTATCCCGGCGCGAGGGCCGCAAGCTGTCGATGGCCATCAAACGGTCCATGTCTTCAGTGGGCGGCAAAGATCTCTGGCGGCGTCCTCTACCGCACCGGCAAGGCCACCAGTCTCGCGGTCATGATAGAACCCAGCAAGCAGCTGGCGCATAGCCTGCATTAGCACCGGCTCGAACTCATTGATTGCAGCTGCATCTGCAAAGCCTGCCTGCATTTCGACAGTTACCCGGCTATTCAGCAGATATCGTGGCCAACTAGACGCCAGCAGCCGGGCGGGGCGAGAGCTCGCGTCCAGCATATATAGATCCGCATCTAGGGTGTGGGCAGCCCGCCAAGGATCGAAGTAGCTGACGCTGGTGATCGAAACGACGGGCCATGCGCGCAAGCGATAGCCGAAGGCCGGCAGTGCTTCCCGGATAGCCCGGCGCGTCAGCACCAACCCGGTGTAACGCTCCACCCATCCCCGCGCTGAGACGATGGCGTCACGGATCACCTGGTCCTCATCATCGCCATCGACACGCAACTGCGCCTTGGCCTGTTCGAGAGCGATCGGTTCCGCCATCGTCTTCGCTTTTTACTTAGCCTGATCGGCGAGCTGCTCGGCGACGATTTGATGCCCCGGCTTGGTCGGGTCGTTAAAGTCGATCCGGTTCTGCAACTCGGTCGTGCCGGCGCGCGGATCATTGTCGACGGCCGGATGATTAGGGTCGACGTCCGGCACGACCTGCAACGGCGCGCCCGACGGGTCGAAGGCGTCGGCCGCCGGAATGTTTGCCGGGCCGGAGGTGTCGAGCTGGGCGGCAATGGCGGGCGGATTTGCGCTCGCCTGAGTGAAGCCCTGCGCGCGATCAGCCTCCGCCGCCGTAATGGCCGCCGCCAGCGCATCCAGCACGCCGCTGCGCTTCTTGCCCGCTTCTTCGGCGGCCTTAACCCGTCTTATTCAGCGGTGGGGCTTTGAGGGTTGGCGGGAGTGGCGTAAGCCTTTGGCTTGCTGTAGGAAATTGGATGTCTAGACCAACCTGCAGCGAGGCAAAAAATGCCACAGGCCACACCCGCCGAGAGCCACGATAGCGCGGCGGTGATTTCGTTTCCAGCGGTGTTGCGCAAGAAGGTGACGGGCGCCTTCGACGGAGGGCGACTGACCTCGGACGGTGGTGTAGTGCTGCTGGCCCAGGCCGAGCGGGAGATGGGTATCTGCAAGCGCCTTGCCGCCTGCATCGCCGACCCGCGCGACCCTGCGCGGGTGATCCATAGAGTGGATGATATCCTGCGGGCGCGGGTTCTGGCGATCGCCTGCGGCTACGAGGACGCCGACGACCTCGACGCCCTGCGTGACGATCCGGGGTTTCGCCTGGCGCTGGGTAAGTCGCCGGAGGCAGGGGTCGGTCTGGCGAGCCAGCCGACGATGAGCCGGTGGGAGAACGCCCCGACCACGCGCGAACTGGCACGGATGATGATTGCGATGGTCGGCATCTACTGCGCCAGCTATTCCAAACCGCCCAAAGCGGTGACGCTGGATATCGATGACACCTGCGACGTCGTGCACGGCTACCAGCAACTTTCGTTCTGGAACGGTCACCATGGCGAGCGATGCTTTCTGCCGATCCACGTGTACGATACGGCGACGGGCCGCCCCGTCGCCATGCTGCTGCGCACCGGCAAGACGCCCTCGGGTGCGGAGGCCGCCGGGCACATCCGGCGCCTCGTGCGGCATATCCGCCAGCATTGGCCCGCTACGCACATCACCGTCCGTGGCGACGGGCATTATGGCAGGCCCGAGGTCATGGCCTTCTGCGAGGCACATGGCATCGACTATGTCTTCGGCCTTCCCACCAACGCCGCCCTGCGTGCCAATCCCGACATCGTGGCCGCCGCCGATGCCTGTGCCGTCCAGCGTGCCGAGGAAAACCGGGTGGTGCTGCGCAGCTATGCCGAAATCCGTTATGGGGCGAAAAGCTGGAAGTGTCAGCGCCGCGTCGTCGCCCGGATCGAAGCCAGCACCTTGGGCATGGACATCCGCTACGTCGTCACTTCCCTGGCAGAAGGCTCGGCCGAGCACATCTACGACAGCCTTTACTGCGCCCGTGGTCAGGCCGAAAACCTGATCAAGCGGCACAAGAGCCAGCTCAGCAGCGATCGAACTTCATGCCGATCGGCCAACGCAAACCAGATGCGGCTGATCCTGCATACCGCCGCCTATTGGCTGATGTGGCGCATCCAGCAGGCGATACCCAAGACAAGCGCGCTCGCCGCCGCCGAGTTCGCCACGCTGCGCCTGCGGCTCCTCAAGGTCGCCGCCCGCGTGATCGAAACCGCAACCCGCATCCGCATCGCCTTCGCGTCAGCCTGTCCCGAGGCCAGCACCTTCCGGGCCATTGCGGCCGCCTTCAGGCCTGCCCCGACATAGCCGCCCCGGCCGCACGTCAGAACCGCTCCCTCCAACTCGCAAGCCTATCAAATATCCGCGGTGAAATAGACGCAGCGAAATCCCTCGTCCTGATCACATACAGGCTGGCACCGAAAAACGCGGACCGCCGAAGCGAACAACGTCACGAATAATCCGGGTTAAGCTTCAGCAGATCGTCATGGGACAGGTCGGCGAGGCCGCCCTTCACATCGTCAACGCTGCCGTCCAGCAGCTTGGTCACATCGTTCATGGAAAGTCTCCTTGGCTTGTCGAAACCCCGCCCCGCTCGCGGCGCTTCGAAAAGCCGGGCCGGCGTGAACCGGCCCGGTCAGGCTAGCGAGGATCAGGCGCCGATCTTCATGACCTTCATGGAATCCGGGTTCTTCACGCCCCCGCCGACACGCTTCGTGCAGTAAAAGCAGATGTACGGCTTGTTGGTGTAGGGGTCGCGCAGGACGCGGAAGCCGATACGGTCGATAACGAGGTACGTTTCGCGCATGTCGCCGAACGCCAGCGAGAGCGCGTCTGCGGCGATGTTCGGCATGTCAGGCATGTCGACAACGGGATAGCCTGCCAGCGTCGACGGCTGCCCGGCGACAAAGGTCGGCTGCCAGAGATAATTGTTCTGGCCATCCTTCAGCTTCCGGACGGCGCCGAGCGACGACCGGTTGGTGAAGAACTTCGCATTGGGCGTATAGACCGCCGGCAGCTTGTAGACGATGTCCACCACCTTGTCGGCGGTGATGGCGGTGGCGTTGCCACTGGTCACCACCTCGATCGCACCCCAGGGGTGGCGGGCCGCAGCCGCGCCGCCGGTGGCATAGGTCAGGAAGCCATAGGGCTTGTTGGTCCCGTCGCCGCCGACGAAGGCGATGCCCTCCTGCCGGGAGAACTCGGTTTCGATTTCACCGGTCAGCCAGTTTTCCAGATCGATTTCGGCATCGTCCAGCACATCCTGCGACGCCGCGGCGTTCGCATAGAGCTGACCAAGTCCGAAGGGCAGGGCGGTGAACTGCGGCGTGGCGGTCGCAGGGCGCGACGCCGTTTCGCCCACCCAGCCGCTGCCGACCGTGCGATCGGTGAACAGCTTGGTGAAGCCAGCCTTCGAGATCGAGATAACCGTCGATTCCTGGCGCATCGGCGTGATGAGCTTCAGGCGACCGGAGATGGTGCGATCCCACTCGATCGGCGTCAGCAGGCCGCCATCGGCGGGCACGCCTTCCGACATAGCGGCGCGGGGACCGACCTTCTGCGCAGCCATCAGCTTGCGATGATCTTCGGCGCTCTCCGTGCGCATAAACGACGCAAAGGCGTTCGAATATTCCGGGTCGGCAGGCGCCACCTTCTGGCCGCTGGGGTTCATGGACGCCGCTGCGATCTTCAACGCATGTTCGTTGAGGGTCGTTTCCAGGGCGTTCATGGTGCCGTTGAGCTTGTTCAGCTTTTCCGTGACCTCTGCGCCATCGGCCTTCGCGCCGATGTTCGCCTCAATCGTGTCGCGGAACTCCTTATGCGCCGCCTGAAGCTGCTCGATCATGGCCTTCGGATCGGTGGTCACGTCTGCGCGCACCGTCGCGCCGATAAGCGCGCGGGGCAGCACCGGCAGTTCGCGAGGGGCGAGCGTAGGCGCGGTCAGGGTCAGTTCGCCCTTGCGGGCGGCGAACATCGTGCGGAAGGGATGGGCGAGCAGGGTCGCCACCGCCGATAGGGCGGCCTTGGAATGATACTTCATCTTACACTCCTGGTTACTTGCGGATCTCGGCAAGGAAGGACTGCGCAGCAGCCATCCAGCCGGTTTCGTTGCCTTCAGCGCCAGGCGTGTCGGCGGGGTCAGGGGCAGCGCCGGGCGTGCCCTTGAGACTTTTGATGCGGGCGCGCGCCTGGGTGCGCGTCATCCCGCTGGAAATCAGCGCCATTTCCATGGCGCGGACGTCATTGACATCGCGATCGGATGCCTTGGCCTTTTCATCGACCTTGGTCTGGTCGGCGGCCAGCAACTCGTCCGCAAATCCGCGATCGATGGCGACCGACCCTGACATATAGGTTTCGGCGTCCATCCACTTCGCGCAATCGGCAACCTTTTGGCCGCTGCGCTGGGCATAGACGTCGGCCATCGCCTGATCGAAGGGCGCCAGATAGTCAGCAACCTCCATCATGTCGTTGCGATTGCCGGCGGCATAAACCCAGCAATTATGGATCATGAGGAATGATGCCGCCCCGATCTGGACGGTGTCGCCCGCCATAGCGATGACGGAGGCGGCCGATGCCGCCATGCCCATGACCTTGATGGTCACGTCCTGCGGATGCTCGCGCAACACGTTATAGATGGCGAGTCCCTCGAACATATCGCCGCCGGGGCTATTGATCTGGACTTCCACCGGCCGGTCGCCGATCGCGCGCAGCTGCGACGCAACCTTTTTCGCGGTGACGCCGCCGCCGGTCCACCAATCCTCGCCGATGATATCGAACATCGTGATGACATTGTCCCCGGCCTCCAGCGCTGCCGGGCGGATGCCGGCGGCATCGGCGTTCCAGCGATCAAGGACAGTGGCGGGCGAAAAGGCGCTGACTTCACGGCTCGCCGGAATCGGGAGCGCGCCGGGCCGATTGCGACCCTGCACCTTGCCCAGGATCGAAGCGGGGCGGCCAGGCGCAGGCTGCACCGGCTTGGCGCCGGGGGCCGGGCGAACCCCCACCGTCTTTACGGCGGCAGGCTTTGCGCCCGGCTGCTTGGGATCACTCATCGTCCTTTTCCTTCGATGGTGGCGTAGATTTTGAGGGTTGCGGCAATTCATCGCCGCCATCGATCGGATTGAGATCGAACGCGCCGCGAACTTCGTTGGCTGTCCGATAGGGGTTGGTCTGCCCTAGGGCTTTTGCGAAGAACTCCGCCTGATCTTTCAGCGAGCCGCGCAGCAGCGCGCCCTCGTTGAACTTGACGTACAATTCGTCGGCGTCCTGCTCTTCAACTGTCAGGCATGACCGTTCGATCGCCTGCTCCCACGCGACGAACCAGAGCATCAGGCAATAAGTGACAAAGAACAGTCCCAGTTGTTCAATGCCACTGCCCCAGCTCGTTTCATCGAACATCAGCAGCGGGCGAGGAACGCCCGTAATACGCGAAACCTCTTCAGCCTGGCGCTTGCGCATCTCGTCATATTGCGCGTCTTTGGCGGACGTTATGAAAGGCCTGGCTTTCAGCCCTTCTTCCAGGATCATCCATTCCCCGGCGCTTTCCGCGCCCGAATGGTCTTCACGCAGGCTGTCGCGCAACTGTTCAATCGCTTCAGTGCCAAGCTGCTTTTCAGTCTCCAGTGCGCCGCCGGCCATCACCCCGCCGCTAAGCAGCTTGCCCGCTGCCTTTTCCGCCTGACTGGCGATGCCGATCGCGTTCGCCGCTATATCGACCAGATCGAGACCGCGCAGGCCGTCGCATGTCACCGGGTGACGGAAATGGAACACATCCGACTGTTGCAGTGTGACAGTGCCACCCTTGGGACGACGATATTCGAACGTCAGCTTCCAGTCGTCGGACAGCTTCGGCGTCACGCTCTTGCGCGGAAGCGGGATTAGCGCAATCACCTGATTGGCCTTGCCGCGCACGATGCCGCGTATGATCAGCGCATAAGCATTGCCGTCCAGCAGAGCCAGCGTCTGCATATAGCTCTTGAATTCGAAGGCAGTCTGATACTGGTTCGGGCGCTTATGCAGGATACGGAAGAGCGCGTGATCACGCGCCTTCTCGATCTTCTCTCGCCCGTTCACTATCGACCGGCGCATCAGATGGGTCGGCAACATGCCAATGCTGCCGGCGATGAGGTTGACTGCACGGAAGAAGGTGCTGTTACGCAGCGCCATCTTTTCGGTCACCGGCACGCCGGCCGAGCTGGTTCGTCCGCCGCGCACGAATTCCTGAAGCACCGGGCTGTCGAAATCCATTGCAGTGAATGCCTGCACCGTCGGACGTACTGTGCGGTCGACGCGCACGGCTCCGCCATGCGACCGCCGGTAGCCGGCGGCAGCGCGGTAGTCGTCAGGCGATGGCATATGCGATCAGACCCGAACGATGCCGCGCGAGCGATAGACTGATACGGGCTTCGCCGCTGGGTTCATTTCCAGCAATTTGGTCGCATTTAGAGCGGCGATCACCGGGTCGATCTTGGCCTTGCCGGAGATCTGTTTCGTGATCACAACTGCGTTACCCTTCTGTTCGATTTTCGCATTGCTCACCGACCAGTTGATCAGGCCAGACCCGCAATGCACGGCGCGGCTGCGCTTCAATTTTCGCTCAAGCGACCAAACGGCCGATGCCAGTCGATATCCCTGTGACACGGATACCAGTTGCGGAAAGACAATCCCAATCTCCGCCAGCGCGTCGACCAGCGCGCCTACGCCTTCGGGATCTAGGCCGACGCCGCTCTTTTCGGGCAGCAGACCACGATCCTTCACCTGTTCGACAATGGCGACGATCTCGCGCACGTCCCGCTCATCATCCAGCAGGTCGGCGGGTGGTACGTCGTCTTCATCCTCTTCGATATCGTCGAGGGGCGGGCCACCATTATGGCCCATGATGACCAGGTCACCATCCCGTTCGAAGTCGCGCAGGCGCGGCGCAATTTCCGACCGCAACTTCAGCACGCCCTCATCGACCCAGGCGCGAACCCAATAAAGCCAGCGCTTGGTACCGCGTTCGCGACCAGCAACGCAGATCGCGTAGAGGTCGTCCAGTCCTCCACCGTCTACGCCGACCACCGCGACTTCGCAGCGATCCAGCAGACTAGCGAGCGTCAGCGTCCTATCTGCCGCCGCCTCCCAATAGTCCGCACCTCGCCACCGATCCCGGCTAAGGCGAAGACCGATCTCGACATTCAGGTGCTTCGCCAGGAACACTTGCAACGCACCGCCATCGCCGCGTTGGGCCTCCGCTAGCTTCTCGGTCAGCCAGATCGGATCAACCGACCGCCCGATATTCGGGTTGGTGACATAGAAGTTTGCCGGTTCGAGATAAGCCTGATCCTCGATCATCGACGCCGGATATTCGTACAATATTCCCAGCTTGCGGGGATCGGAAATCACGCCGTCTCGGACATCCCGAAAAAGCTGAAGCTTCTCTTTGAACACGCCCGCCGGAGACTCGTCGCTATGCGTCGAGAGATACACGACGAAACCTTCCGGCCGCGACACCATGCCGCCCGTCGCTTCCATCAACATCGCGTCCGCGTTCGCTCTTTTGCCGAACAGCCATAGCTCTTCGACCAGTACGAACGCGGCCTTCTTGCCCGACACGATATCCGTGTCAGCCGCCACCACCTTAAGTTCTGCTTCGGTTACCCGATGCTTGATGATGCGCTGATGCTCGACAACATGGAGCAGCGCGGCCAATTCCGGATCGTTGCGCACCATGCCGGCCGCCGGCACGAAAACGTTGTTCGCCACCTCTTTCGTCGGCGCCAGCACGAGCAACTCGGCTGAATGCCGCCAGTTGCGGATTAGCGCCGTCACCATGATCCCGGCCGCGATCGTCGACTTGGCATTCTTCTTGCTGATCAGCAGCAAGAACTCGGTAATTAGGCGACGCGCCTGCCCATGGTCATAGGCGCCAAAGATCGCAGCGACGAAATCAAATACGAACGGTTCGCACGCCTCGCCGAAGGTTGGCATTCCGGGCACGTCGACAATACGCAGCGACTTGAACACCGCCAGCGCTGCCGCCGCCTCATCGGGGAACAGTGGATCGAACGGGATTAGTGACCGCCGTTCAACTATCCGCGCCTCCCAGTCGAGGCAGGCGGTCGACCAGACCGGCACCCCGACTAGTTGATCAGCCTGGGAGCGGCGGGCGGCGCGAACTTGCCGCCAACTTGCCCTGCCGCATCCTTCGCCGCCGCCTTCTTGCCCAGCTTTTCAGACGTGGACTTGACCGGACCATGGTCACGGTGGGCGACACGATCGGACAACTCAGCCAGCGCGGCTTTGTCGAGCCGCTTCATCAATTCTTTCTCGGCCGCGACGTTGCCCCCCTGCGCCGCCGAATTTAGGCGGGCCAGCTGGGTCATCTCCATCCGCAGGCGGGCAGCTGATCGCTTCGCGACCTCGGCAAAATAATGTTTGCGCAGCGTCGGGACCGACATCCCGATTGCCGTTGCCGCCTCCTTGACGCTCAGGCCTTTGGCGAAGGCCAGCAGCACCTTGTTCGAGTTTTCGAGTGACCAGCCATGTTCCGGTCGCCCACGGCCTTCCTGTCGCGGAATGATCGGGTCACCGAACAGATCGACCCCCGAAAATTCCTCAGCCACAAAAAAAATCTCCAAATGAGAGAGGCGGCGGTGATGGCGCCGCCAGCCTTCTAGACTTTTGACCCACCCCCCCACGTCTCGCCCCGCGCCCTCGCGGCCCGCGCCCGCGCCGTCTTCGCCTGATGCTCCGAGTTGGTGAGCCATTCGGTGTTGGCCGGATCGAGGTCCGCGCCGCCATCCTTGCGCTCGACCTTATGATCGAGGATCAGCCGTTCGCCCGGCTTGGCCCGCCGTTTCGCGGCGGCATAGTCGGCATCACGTTTGCGATCCCGAACCAGCTCGCGCCAGCCCGGCGATGAATAGAAGCCTTCTGCCACCTTGGGCGCGGCACGCACTCTCGCAGGCATCGAACCAAGCCGAGAGCCGAGGGCTGTCAATCGTCCCATGTCCTGGCTCCGGTTCAGTTCACAAAGTTCATAATGACGATGACGGCATGAACCGCCGACCGTCGCACCTCGCCCCACCGCACTAGGGGCAGGGCCGGGTAAGGACCCGTTCGGGGGGAGGGGTGGCCACCGGTTGCCCGTCACCGCCCATGCCCGCCGGTCAGCATCCCTCGAAAACGACAGTGCCCGCCGGGCAAGGACCAGGCGGGCACTGTAGGTTAGGAGAGGATCGCCGCGTTCAGCCATAGGCCGTTCCCAAGCGTAGATATCTATAGGCTGAAACAGGCCTCAATCCGAACAAACATAATTGTAAGGCCGAAACTTATACCGTTTGACATAGCAAAGCCTTTGAAATCGCTGCATTTGCTGCCTTCGTGACCTTGTGCATGGCGCGTCCGTAGCGCATCCGCAGCCCGTCAGCGCCCAGCTTCACGCCCATCGGCTTGCGCAATTGCATCCATGGCACCTGCTTCACGCCTCGCGACAGGGCGGTGATGGCCAGCCCGATCAGCTTCCGCTCTTCCGGCTTGACCGCCATCACCCACCCGAACGCCTCTTCCATGTCGGCGATGTCACGGCGCGAAGCCGGCAGCGGCCGCAATGGCGCCGGCCCCATGTCACCGCCCCGCGCATCATAGTCGCCGGCATTGCGCTCGCGCACGATATCCGGCCAGCACGCCTTGACCCGCAACCAGCCCGCTTCCCGGTCCGACATGCGCCGCATGACAAGCATCGCCTCGACCAATCGCTCTTCGACATCGGCAAAACTATACATCCTCCCTTCCTCCCTCTCTTGGGAGGGAGATATGGGAGGAAGAGAGTTATAGTTATCAATGGGATAGTCGTCGTGTGGGAGCATGGGAGGATAATCCTAAGAAGTTCGCGCGCGCCTGCGCGCATGTGTCACGCGCGTGTGCCCGCGCATCCGTGGGGTTTGGTCATTTTCCCTCCCAAGCTCCCCGAAGCTCCCAAAGCCCCGGAAATCTGCGAAGTACGGGCCAAACCCATCCTCCCAGCGGAGGGAGTGAGGGAGGATCAAGGCGGCAAATCATCGTCGTCGAATGTCATCGGCGGCAACGGCGAGGGGGGAACGGGGGGCGTGTCAGCCACCGGCTGTGACGCAGGCGCACCCAGCGGCGCTCCGGCCGACGGCATGTCCGGGTGCCGGGGAGGCGGCAAATCGCGCTCGACCGGCTTGCCATTGTCGATGAAGTCGATCGGATCATATCGCAGCACGATGTCCTGCCACTTCATCGTGCTGGACTTGTTGATCTTGAAGCTCTTGCGCTCCATTTCGGCGCGCAGCTTCTTGGCCGACCATGGCTTGCCCGTCTGGGGCAGGTTTTCCGACCAGGTCTGCCAGGCGACGAACAGTTCGTGCAGGGCGGTCGATCCGACCGTGTTGCCCGGCTCCCGGGCGACGCACTTGGCCAGGAACTGGCCGAGCAGATCGTTATCCTCATGATAGGCCTGCGTCGCCTCGACCATAGCGTCGGGCATGGTCAGCCCGTCCGTCAGATAGGCGAGCGCGCCCTCGATCATCCGATTGAGGATGCCCGACATCTCCGACCGCAACTTGGCCTTTAGCAGCGGGTCCTGATCCTCCTTGGCGATGATAATCGTCCAGGGGACCACCTGCATACGCCGTCGGATGCCAAAGTCGGTGCCGATGCGGGGCAGGTTGTTCGCCATCACCGTATTGGTGAAGGTGATCAGCAATTCGAACGCGGGGCCATAGAGCTCGCGCACGCCGCCGATCGGCTCGTCGGATGTCAGCGACTTGACCAGCCCATCTGAGAATTTGGAATTATCCTCCGGCTCGTTCGCATAGACCATGCGCCGACCGGCCAGCGCTGCCAGGTGCGGCGAAGGGCCGCCGCCATTGCGCTTGAAGCCAGAGTCCATGAAGGTTTCGATGCCGGTCGCCCAGGCATAGTCGCCGAGGATATGGGCATGGGTCTGCACCCACACGCCCTTGCCGTTCGATCCCTCGCCGTAGAACAGCGCCATCACCTGCGCATCGGCGATGCCCAGCGCATTATAGCCCGACCAGCGCATCAGCCAGTCGCGCATGTCGGCCGGAGGCTGCACCTGCGCCAGAAAGCCGTCAAATTGCGGGCAGAGCGCATCGGGCTGATAGGCCGCCCGCGCGATCTTCGTGATCTTGTCCTCGCGCCGATGCTCGCGCAGCTCCACGCGCGCAGTACGGCCGCCATCGGGCCGATGGAACACCAGCGTGCCGTTCTGGACGTTCAGCGCCAGCGGATCGGCATCAAACTCTTCCGGTCGCGCCGACAGGCGGGGAGGGGCCAGCTTGCGCAGACACTCGATATGCCCGCTGCTCTCCGACGTGCGCCCCCATGCCGCCAGCTTGTCGGAATATAGAACGATATCGCCGTTGCTCTTGACCTGCACGATATAGTCATGACGCGGCCCGTCATGGCGAGTCTGACGTGCCAAAGTGCGCTGATAATGCCACACAGCCGACTTGAACTTGCGCTTTTTATCTTTCGCCTTCTTGTACCACAGCGGATCGTCTTCATCCTCTACTTCGTCTTTTTCCTGATCTTTGTAGAACGGACCTTCAAGACGGGGATCGTCATCATGCTCAATTTCGATATCGCCCTCTTCCGGCGGGAAGGGAACGCCGCTGGCCCGAACATAATCGGCCTCTTCCTGAATGCTCCGCACCATCCGCTGCGCCGCAATGCCGAACAGCGCGTCGGCCATGCTCCTGTTCCAGCGAGTGCCATCCCATGCGATATAGCCGGGCGACGAACTGCTTTCGGCCCACGCCGCCACGCACAGGAAATCGCGGCCCGAACGCGCCATGAAGCGCTCCAGATTGCCCAGGTCCGTCATCGGGTAACGCGCGCATTCCAGCGTCAGGACGGCATCTGGGACCGCCCCCGCCCCCTTTTCATGGGCTTCGCGGCCTTCCCCTCCCTCTTGGGAGCTTGGCTCGCCATAATCAGTCGAAGGGGGAGGGGCGGAGGCGGACGAGCGGGAGGAACGATGCGGACGCTCCGCGCGCTGGCGCGCGCGCGTCGCGACGTCCGTTAGATTGCGGGGAGTAGCCTCCCCGGCGGTCCAGCCGCTGGTGATGGTGGCGTCGATTTGCCGATCGTCGTCGTCGCCGGGATTGTCCCGCGCCGCCGCTTCGATCGCCAGGCGGGCGAAGCGCGCGTCCACCGCCGGATAAGGCGTGCTGGCGACCAGCGTGGCAATATTGAACGCGCTTTCGTTCAACTGGTTCTGGCGCAGGCCTGACTTGGCCGACCGGATCAGCTGGCATTCCTTCTCCAGCGCGGAAAGCCCATATTTGCGGATCGCATCATATTCGGCCTGGTTGGCATCGGCGGGCCGTCCCGCCGGCGCATCGCTTGCCGCCACGGCCGCGCGCGGCCGATCGACGTCGGCACGCGCCTTCTTGCCCTTCGACCGCAAAATCTCGACCAACGCCGGCGGCGCCTCGACCGGATCGTCATGCCGGTTCGACAGCCAGCTATAGCGCCCCTCGCTTCCATCCTCGCGATAGAGGATCGACGGCGGCGCGATCACATAACCGCCCAGCCCGCGCACGTCGACATGCCGGGGCAGGTTTCCACGGTTGCGGATCGGCTCGCCGCCATCCTTGGGCTGGAGCAGATAGACATGGACGCCATCGCTCTGCGTCATGGCGGACAGGCTGCGGGGCAGGTCGCACCCCATCTGCTCGACCAGCGCGGCCTTCAGCGTGTCGAGCGTGAAGACCTCGCCCGTATCCTCGTCGGTGCGAGGGTCGAAATCGAGCGCGAACAGGCCGTTATGGCCCATCGCCAGCCCGATCATCGCATCGGGCCAGCGCTTCCACCACCCCTTGATGACCTCTTCGTCGCGGGTCGCATCCTTGACGCCATTGCCGCCATAGGGGGCCTTGGCCTTCAGGACTCGTTCCTTGCCGCCATGCAGCGTGATCGTTTCGTCGCGCTCGCGGCACGGAAACACAGGCCAGCCCCGCCGGGCATAGCTGAGGGCAGCCTGGCCCAGCGGTGACAACATCGGCGCGGATTGGCTCACAGTCAGAAATTCCCCCCGGCGGCCGCGCAAGGCGCCCCGGTCAATCAGTCATCGGTGCTGGCGTCAGAGTCGGGCGCGGGCGCCCGATCGGGCGTCAGAAAGGCACTTCATCGTCCAGATCGGACCGCTCGCCGGCGGCACGATTGCGACCGCTGACTTCCTGCCGCGCCGCATCGTCCTGGCGCTTGTCCATCAGCTTCAGGTCGCCGCCGAATTTCGGCACGACGATCTCGGACGCCGTCCGCTCGATCTGGTCGCGACCGGTATATTTGCGGTATCGCAGCGGCCCTTCGACATAGACGGCGCTGCCTTTGCGCAGATAGGACATCGCCCGCTTGCCCAGCGCCTCGTTGTAGATCACGACGCTATGCCACTCGGTCGCCTGCTTGCGCTCGCCACCGGCGGCGGTCCAATGCTCGGTCGTCGCGACGCGCAGGCGCACGACGGTGCCGCCGCCCTGCATGTCCGCACTTTTCGGGTCTTCGCCGAGGAAGCCCAGCACGGAAACCTTGTTGATGCAGGCGGTCATTGGGCGCTCCCTGAATGTTTCGCATGAAGGCAGCCACGGCTCCAGTCCGCATCGCGGGCAGGGGTCGGGCTTAACGTGATGGCCGATGCTGGATCGGCTGCGATGCTGTCGAAAGCGGCCGCCTCATAGTCGAAGCGACCGTCCGGACTGACGATCGCGCGCGGGGCCTCTTCCGGCACCGTGTAACGGGTGACGACGGGCCATCCGCAATGGCAACAATTGTCGCCCAAAATCCATGGATTAGGCGGATTGGCCGGATCGTTGGCGATGCCGTCGAACATAGCCTTGTTCCAGCTATCGATGCCGGCTTCGCAGCATCGCGGGCATTGCCAGCGCGTAAACTGGTCGAACTGGCTCACCACACTCTCCCCTTGCCGCCATTCCAGTGCGCGATGGCCGCAGCCTCATTGCGCGCGCTATCGATCGTCTCGGCCCCGGCGCGCTGGCATCCGGGGCACTCCACCCATGTCGCTACATCGTCATCCTCGACCACGCGGCTGCGCATGACCGGATTACGCCCGCATCCGCACCGGGCAGGCCGCTCGATCGCGCTCACGCCGCCACCGCCAGCGCCGACGTGACTTCCCGAATCCGACCGACAGCCGTGTCGAAATGCGCCGGATTATTCTCGATCCCGATGAAGCGCCTCCCGGCCTTCAGCGCCGCAACGCCGGTCGATCCTGTACCCATGAACGGATCGCAGATCGTTCCAGGCGCGACGTTGCGGATGATCTTGTCCATCACCGCATCAGGCTTGACGGTGGCGTGCCCGAATTTCGCTTCGCCCCGAGGCGACATGGCAACGATCATGCGATCGAGTTCGTCCAGCGTCCCATGCGGGTGATGGCCCCGATTCCACGCATGGACATAGAATTCCATCACCGGGCGATAATGTTTGTTCGCCACCGGTTGCGGGTTTTTCTTCCGCCAGATGCAAACGGCCTGCCGCTCAAAACTGCCATCGAGATAGGGCAGGATCTTGGGCAGCTGGTCATTATGGCAGAAAACCACGACCGATCCGCACAGCAGGGGATTGATGATGCTGTGATCGAAACCGTCAGACAGACCCTCATCAAGGATCTGATCCATGCTTTTCCGCTCAGCCCGATACATGCCGCCACCTTCAGCGCGGAACTCATAGGGTGGATCAGTAACGATCGCATCGACCCATCCCAGCGTTGGCAGCACCTTGTAGCTGTCGGCGAGGATCAGGCGCGCATTTCCTATCACGATGTCGCGCTCGATCATGCTGCGATCCTCGGCATGTCGTTATGTTCGCAGCCGTCAAGAAGACGGCCCGTGATGCCCTTGGTGGCGTAGAGAGACGTGCCGCAAAGAGGCGCCCAGCGCCGGCCGCTCGTCTGAACCTGACCCGCCGGCAGGTAATTGCCCCATTGTTTAAAGAGGAAGGGCACTTGAGCTTGACGACACTGATCACGAAGGCTGCGAGCCGCCTTCAACGACATCGGACGCGCACCGCGCCCGCTTTCACCCCCGGCAACGACCCAATGGATCTTTGGCAGCGAGCTTTGCGGACCGGGGACGGGATAGTCGAAGCCACCCCAACCAGTCAGCGCGCTGACTGTGAAGCCATTATAAACAACGCGATCCTCAATTTGCGTGAGGTCGATCGGTGCGAGCAGAGGCTCGCAGGATAGCCATCGGACAGCGGCAGGGGTGTTCAGTAAGTGGGGCACCCGTTCTTCGGCGCGCTCCTGATCCTCGATTGATGTTCCAAGCCAGATGTTCTGGCGCGGTTGATACAACTGGACGGTTTCAGGCAGATCATAGAAGGCGTTGACGCTCGACGGCAGCGCCCAGCGCGCCCGGATATAGGCCGCCATCCGCTCAGGCCGCTTGGTCAGCACCTGATGCACATGATGCCGGGTCGCCTCCATTTCGTCGAAACAGCGGTCGATCCATTCCACCGGCACCGAAGGATGGAACATGTCGCCATGCGCATTCCAGAAGATCATGCGCGACTTGCGCCAGCGCCGGGGCAGCGACAGGGCCGGCTCATGCAGCCGCACTACGCCATTCCACACCGGCCCGGCCTTGCTAGGCTGCGTCAGGCCCTCACGCGAAGGATGGCTGCGCAGCCGGGTACCCGCCAGACGCATCGCATAACAGTTGGTGCAGCCTGGCGAGACGACGGTGCAGCCGTTGATGGCGTTGACCGTGGCATCGGTCCACTCGATCTTGGTGCCATCGCTCACGCCGCCAGCACCTTCGCCATATCGACGCCCGCGCTATGCTTCAGCGCGTCGACCACCACGGCCCACAGGTCGTCCGCATCCAGCTGGAACCGGTCGAAGCCCTGGTCGAATGCCCGCCCATGCTCGATCAGCGACGACGCATGCACCGCGCCCTCGCGCAGCTTTTCCATCAGCGTCACGACGATGCCGTCATTGGGCGTGTCATGATATTCCAGCGGCTGCATGATATAGCTGGCGCCGGGGCCATGCTGCTCGATCGCGCCGGGCCATACGTTGACGCGCTCGGCGACATAGGACTGCCGCCCGCCTGTCTCGCTGCGCGGCCCGTCATGGGACACCCGATCATGGCTGCCATCCTCGGCCGCCGCCACGATGCAGCGACGGTTGGCCTGACACCCGATCAGCACGGTCGAGCGGAAGGCGAAGCGATGATTATGGATCGCCGACCAGGCGTAGCAGCTGCGGCGCGGCAGATCGGGATGCCACACATGCAGCCGGCGACTGGCGGGCAGCTTCACCTGAATGAAGCCGAGGCCATGCAGGCTGATCTGTTCGGCCGTGGGGGTGAAGTCTTTCACGCCGCCAGCCTTTCCATGACGACGCGCACCGGCTGCGCGCTATACAGGCCCAGCTCGCGCGCGATCGTCTCGGCGCTGCGGCGCCCGCCCTCGGCAAGGATCGACCGGACATGCGGCGCAATATCGCGCGCGACCGATGCGCACGCGCCGGTGCGCTTGTCCTGCGGCTTGTGCGCGGGCAGCGGACGAACCCCAACGACCTTGCGCGATCCGTCCGCTGCCGGCAGCGCCTTGCCCGTCCGCCGCACGATGAACCGGAAATTCTCATCCCCCGGCCCATGCGCCCGCCGTTGCTGGCACAATACGACATGCCCGGTTTCGGCCAGGGCGCGCACCCGTGCGGCGACGGGCGACTTCACCGACAGCGCCGTCGCCCGCGCATAGACCAATGTCTCGCCCTGTTTCGCTATGGCCAGCCAGGCCGTCAGCACCTTGTCCTGCACGATCATGCGGCGGCCCTCCGCTCGCGGGCGGCGCCACGCAGATAACCAATGCCGACGGACAGCGCGTCGCGCATCGCGGTGGCGGTGCTTTCGTCCAGACTGATTGCGATGCCGCACCCGGTCAGCACGAAGCCGTTGGGCATCCGCGCGTCCGCAATCGGGTGGAACAGTGGCCCCGCTGGCAGCGCGCCGCCCAGCACGCCCAGCGGAGGAAGATCGCCGATAATCGAAGGCGCCGAAGCCGGGGCAGGGGTGAGTAAACCCGGCTCCGACGCCTTCCCTTCCGCGCCGGCAGTCAGGGGGGAAGTCCCCGACGCGGAAGATCCTGTATCACTGGGCAGGCCGAACATCTCGGGCAGCACCGCGCCCTCGGTAGCCTCGGCCAGCGCCAGCGCGAATTCCTCTTCGGGCAGGATATCGCCCGCAAGGATGCGCTCCATCGTCGTCCCGCTGTTCAGCGGATGACAGCCCGGCACCGGCTTTTCGAGGAAGTCGGCCTTGGCGATCAGCCAGTCGGCCAGCGCCACCGCGCCCTTGCTCGACGGCCGCGCCTCGACAAAGCCCAGATGCTTCAACTGGCACGCGATGATCAGTTGCGCCCCGGAATAGAGGCCGCCGCCCATGATCGCGTCCTTGAACGCGGTCAAACGGAACGGTCGATAACCGCTCAGATCGTTCATTTCGGCTCTCCCTTCATCTTGGACATCAGTTTCAGGCGCAGCTGCGCCGATGTGCGATCGAGGCCATCCAGCTCGGCCAGCGCGGCAGCAGCCTCGGCGGCGGTGACATCGCGCCCGCCATCGCCCGACGCGCACACCGCGTCGGAAATGGCCCGCGACACATCGCCCAGCTCTCCGGCCAGTTCGGCGACGGTCACCATCATGCCGTCGGCATCGTCTTCACCGTGCGGCAGCGGCACGAACACGCCGCCGCGCCGATGGCACAGCCAGTTGGTGACGTGAGGCCAGCCCGGCAGGCCGACCGTGCGATCCTCCAGCGTGTCGATCAGGTCGAGCGTGGGGAACTCCGCGACATTGGACAGGCCCATGTCGCTGATTTTCTGTTGCCGCACGCCGGTTTCGCCGGCGGCCGCTTCCTGCCCGCCGAACGCCCGCACCAACGCCTTGAAGCTGGCGCAGCCAGACTGCTGTTCGGGGGAAAGGGTGACGGAGCGTCCCATCACGCCGCCTCGCTTTGCTGCGCTGCGGTAAGCTCTTCCGATTTACCGGGCGACACCTCGTCATCGGCGGCGGTATCGCCATCGACATGACCAGCGAGGCCATAAAAATCATTGGGCACGACCGCGCCGCCAGTTTCGCGAACAATGGCGGCCATCGTTTCACGATCGGGGATGCGTTCGCCACTGGCATAGCGGCGCACCGCCTCGGCCGTCCGGGAAATCCGTCCGCCAAACTGGCCATTGCTCAGGCCGTTTTCGCTCAACCAGTCTTGAAGCAACATGCAAATCCTCCGTGCGACACCGATATGGTGCTAACAACACCATTCTGTCAACACCAATTTGGAGTATGGGCGTGCGGCACCAATTTGGTGCAAGAGAAAGCATGACAATTGCCAACAACATTGCGGCGTTTCGGGAAGCCAAGGGCTGGGCGCGGCCCGAGTTGGCCAAGCGCATGGGCACGACGCCGCAGCAGGTCGAACGCCTGGAGAAAGGCCAGCGCGGCCTGTCGTCAGAATGGATCGAAAAGGCCGCGCGCGCTTTGAGCGTCACTGTGGGCGATATCATTACACCAGGCGCAGCGAACGGCGCGCCAGCACATCATGTCGAACCGGATCGACTGCCGACGCGGAACGCTTCAGCCGAAGACGGCACGGTCGATATCATTTCGCTCGACCTGTCCGTCTCCATGGGACCGGGGACGCTGATCGAGGATATGATCGAGGAAGAACCGGTCAAATGGGATATCGGTCATCTGCGCATCCTGACCCGATCACCATTCCACCAGTTGCGGCAAATTCGCGGGATCGGCGACAGCATGGAGCCGACCTTACGCACCGGTGATCGCGTGTTGATCGACACGGCAGAGCGGACGCTGAACCGCATCCATGGCATCTACTGGATTGACCATTTCGGTGCCCATGGGCTGAAGCGGCTGCGTGCGGCAGGGCATGGCAGAATTCTCATTGCATCGGAAAACAAGGTCGCTGGCGGACCTGACTTCGAAGTGGACGCCGATGACTTGCGCATCCATGGGCGCGCTATCTGGTTTGGTCGAGAACTCTAGGAGGAAGCATCAGTGAGGGGGGTATTGCTTTTTTTGGCTGCGACAGTCGGGATCGCAACGCCAAGCCATGCTGAACAAAAAATTCCCAAGGCGATGCAAAAATGGCTGTCGATGACGCCAGATGATTTTCAAGGATGCATCAATGTCGCTGACGACAGCCTTGATGTGACGGCGAAACTTAGTTCTGAGTCATGCTTCAAAGAGACGCAAGGATTATTGAAAATAGTTTGGAATGATAATTTCATCCGAGCTTTTGTCGATAAGAAGACTGGCAAGGCCACATATCAAGTTTACCAATACATATCATACCAGTCGCCTTGGAGATTCTACACAACGGTTAACTACGAAACCCCGGATGGCCCCAAGAGCGAACTCGTTACGGAAATTGCTCGCAACGTCGTATCATGCTCTGGAGGTGCGTTTTCAAGTGGATGCACTCTGAGCGAACATGTCGCGTTCAACGCAGATGAAGCATTATTAAAGACGATAGCATTAAAGTTCTCTCCCGGTCAGGTCGCTGGCTGGCGCTTCAAGTTCGGGTCCAAGGCTGGGGGTGATTGGCAGGATGGAATTAGCGCTGGCGAAGTCGGCGGAATTCTAAAGGCCGTAGACCGGTACCGGTTGAACCATAACCTTCCAAGGTAAAGGACAGATGCGCAGGCTGAGCCTCGCCGTCGTCGGTGCCGATCATCCCAACAAATCCGGGCCAGCGCGTCGGTTCGAAATCGCCATGTGCGTGGCCGGGGAGCCAATTTATTTGGTGCCTGAGCCTAAGAACCCGGTCGATCCCCGCGCGATAGCCGTCTACTCCGCCCGCCACATCCAGATCGGCTATGTGCGCGCCGAGCGTGCGCAATTTATCGGCACCGCGCTCAGTCGCGGTGGCCTGCTCGCTATTTTTCAGGAACCTGCCCGATGGGGAGCGACCATCCGGGTACATCTCGACGGCACCACACCGGTGTTGCCCGAAGCGCAGGATGGTCGGGCCTATGACTGGCCTCCACCGGGTTCAGACGACGCCGATTGGTGGCCGGACGAAACATACGACGACGAATAACACCATATCGGTGTTGACATGTGACACCGATATGGTGTTTAAGCGCTCCCGTCACCAAACGGGAGGCACCAATGCCCTATTCCGATTTCTCGCCCGAACAGCAGGCGGCCATGGACCGGTCGCTGCAAGCTGAGTTCAACGCCTATCTCTACATGCTCGTCTCGATCGCCGCCCTCGTCGGCTCGATCGCGCTCTTCTGCTGGGCGATCTGGGCGTGAGTGCGCACCTGTCCTCGCTCGGCCTCGCCGGCCTGCACCTCGAAATGGTGTCGGGCCATGTCGCCAGCCTCGCCGCCCGCACCGCTGCGGACACGACCATCGTCGGCCAATATGAGGGTGAACTGGAAAACCAGTCCATCGCCCGCGACGCCTTCCGCGCCGAACTGGAGCGCGTCACCGGCCTGCCCGCCGACCTGATCGAACGGAGGCTGTCACTATGAACAGCTTCGAACAATCGGTCGCCGACGCCGTTGAGGGCGCGCGCTATGCACTCGACCATAAGGTCGGTCTCGGCTCCATTCGTCAGATCGAGCGGGATGACCTCGCGATGCTGATCGAAGCGGCCGTCGGGCCTGGCGTGGAAGCGCGTTCCAAGGCGAGCATGGCAGCCACCCGCGCGAGTGAAGCGGTCTACGAACTGTTGAAGTTCGCCCGTGAAGGCAACCAGATGGCAACCACTGCCTTTGCTATCTCCGTCGCCGAAAATCTGGCCGACGCCATCCGCCTGTCGATCGACGCGCAGGGCGGGCCAGAGGACGAAGACGAAGCCCAATTCTACGCCGCCGTCACGCGATATCTCGACGGACCAACCGATACGGAGGTGCAGCCATGAAGCACGCCCTCCTGCTCGACCTCGATCGCGCCGCGCCTGCGCGCGACTGGAACGACGGCGTCATCGTCGACAACTTCGCCGGCGGTGGCGGTGCTTCGACCGGCATTGAACTGGCGCTGCGCCGACAGGTCGACGTCGCCGTCAACCATGATCCCGAAGCGGTGGCGATGCACGCCGCCAATCATCCGACGACGCGGCACCTATGCCAGAGCGTCTGGGCCGTCGATCCGCTGGAGGCGGTCAGCTTCGCCAACGACAATGGCGAGCTGCGCCCGCGTCCGGTGCGGCTCGCCTGGTTCTCGCCCGACTGCAAGCATTTCAGCAAGGCGAAGGGCGGCAAGCCCGTCGAAAAGAATATCCGCGACCTTGCATGGGTCGTGCATCACTGGATCGACCGCCTCGGCCCGGCGCTGCGCCCCGCGATCATCATGCTGGAAAATGTCGAGGAATTCCGGACATGGGGTCCGCTGGCCGATGACGGCCGCCCCTGCCCGAAGGCGAAGGGCAAGACGTTCGACCAGTGGGTGGCGAAGCTGCGCCGCGCCGGGTACCGCGTCGAATGGAAGGAACTGCGCGCCTGCGACTATGGCGCGCCGACCTCGCGCAAGCGCCTCTTCATGATCGCCCGCTGCGACGGCCAGAAGATCGTCTGGCCCCGGCCGAGCCATGGCAAGCCCGGCACCCCGGCCGTGGACGCGGGCCAGCTTCTGCCATGGCGCACGGCGGCCGAGATCATCGACTGGACGATACCATGCCCGTCGATCTTCACCCGCGCTCGGCCGCTGAAGGATGCCACCTGCCGTCGCATCGCCGCCGGCATCATGCGCTATGTCATCAATGCGCCGCACCCCTTCATCGTGCCCGTCTGCAATGGTACATGGGGGGCGGGGCGGGTCTATAGCGGCGAGGAACCGCTGCGGACCATCACCACGGCCAAGGGCGGAGAGTTCGCCGTCGTCACGCCGTTCCTGTCGCCATATTATGGCCAAGGCGCCGGGGGTGAATTTCGCGGGCATCGCGTCGAGGATCCTCTGCCGACGCAAACGACGGAAAACCGATTTGCGGTCATAGCCCCGCACATCATGACGATGCGGAACAGCGGCAAGCCCCATACCGATGCAGGCGAGCCGACCCACACCATCACCGCCGGCGGCGCGCATCAATATCTGGTCGCCGCCTTCATGGCCCAGCACAACACGATGCCGCGTGGCGGCCTGCACGCCGGGCACAGTGCGGAAACGCCGGTCAGCACCATCACGGCGCGCGGGACGCAGCAAGGCGTCGTGGCCAGCCATCTGGTCAAGCTGCGCAACAACTGCGTGGGACAGGGCAACGACGCCCCGATCGGCACCCTGACGAGCGGCGGCGGCCACTTTGGCGAGGTCCGCGCCTTCCTGGTCAAATATTACGGCGCGGCCCAGCATGGCCAGACGATGGGCGAGCCGCTCCACGCGGTGACGTCAAAGGCGCGCTTCGGCCTGGTCGTGGTGACGATCGGCGGCGAAGACTATGTCATCGTAGACATCGGCATGCGGATGCTGACGCCGCGCGAACTGTTCGCCGCGCAGGGCTTCCCGCCCGATTACATCATCGACCTCATGGTCAACGGCCGCCCGCTGACGAAGACGGCGCAGGTCCGCATGTGCGGCAACAGCGTGTCGCCCGTCATGTCCGAAGCGCTGGCCCGCGCCAACGTCGCCAACGACGACGGCGCGGAAAGGATCGCGGCATGACAGATCGCAACGTGCCGGTTGAATGCGGTTGCGCAGCCTGCGCAGCATCAGGCGAAGCAGTGATGCAAGCGATCGCTTGTCAAATGGGCACAGGTCACTGCTCACACAGCATTTTGGATGGCGCAATACGCGCGATAGCGGACAGCGCGGCCATCCTCGTTAAGCCGGGGTCGGAGGAAAAGGTTCGGGACTACTTGGCAGCGCTCTTCGCCGCTCGCTTCGATCGGACAGTGATTCTCAATGCGGAGATAGAGCGGAAAAAAGCCGGAGCGGCATCATGACATTCCTCGATCGCTTCGCCCCGCTCGCCAACGAAGCCGCCGCCGCCGTCCAGCGCCGCGAGGCCCAATATCCTACGCTGATTGAGGCGGGCAAGCTCCCGGCCGATCAGGCCGCGCAGGAAATCCGCGTCTGGCATGCCATCGCAGCGGACTGGCGCTGGGTCGTGACGCTGGAGCGCATCGAGGCCGCGCCGGCGACGCTGGCCGAAAAGGTCGAGGCGCTGGAGGAAAGCACCCGCCGGGCCGAGCGCGCGATGCGCCGCGCCTTCGCCGCCTCGGACAGCAGCGTGCAGGACGCATGGGCGCAGGATATGCCGATGGCGGAAATGGCGACCCGCTATGGCGAAGCCACCACGCGCTTCTTCGCCGAATGGGAACGCTACTGGTGCTTCGCCGACCTGCTCGCCTGGTACCGCCGCGATCTGCCCGACAGCGAGCAACCCGGCATCGCCCATTATGTCGAAGCTGAGACGCGCCGTAGCTGCGCGGGAAGGGCGGCAGCATGAACGCACACACGCCCCGCCGCCGCGACAAGGCGGTATACCCCGGCAAGGTTGCCATCCGCCATGCGAAGGAAGCGGCGGTAGAAATGGGGATTGACCCCGGCGGCCTGGAGATATGTCCTGACGGGACGATCCGGATTTTCGATCGCGCAGCGATTCCCACAGCCGCGCCCAAGGATGAATTTGACGAATGGCTAATGAGCGGAAAACTGGGGTAGAGGGCGTCCACATCGTGACGTCGCGCAAGGCGGGGAAGCCGGTTCGCCATTACATCTACGCCTGGCGCGGCGGCCCGCGCATTCGCACGGTTGAGGGCGGACCCAAGCCCACGATCACCAAGGCCGATATCATCGCGATCGGCGCTGCGCTGGAAGCGGCGAAGCCTGTCCCGAAGGACACGGTCGCCGGCCTCGCTACGTCATACCGTGCCAGCCCCGAATGGAAGGCGCTGGAGGCATCGACTCGGGATACATGGGGCAGGGCGCTTGACAAGATCGAAGCGAAGTGGGGAGAGGTGCCGCTACGCCTGTGGTGCAACCCGCGCATGGTGACCCAGATTGTGAAGTGGCGCGACAGTATGGCGGAAACGCCGCGCGCGGCCGATATCGCCATCGCTCAGCTGACACGCCTGCTCGAATTCGCCCGCCTGCGCGGACAGGTCACTGTCAATATCGCCAGCGGCATCCCGACGCTGTACCGCAACGCCCAGCGGGCGGAGATCATCTGGACGGACGAAGATTTCGCAACATGGAACAGCCATGACAAGGTCGTGCAGTCGCTTCGCGATGTGGCGGCGCTGGCGGCCCAGACCGGCCTGCGCCGCGCCGACCTGATCGGCCTGACATGGTCGGAGATCGGCGACGTCGCCATCACCCGCATCGCCCGCAAGAAAAGCCGGGGCAAACGCCGCCGCGTCGTGATGCCGATCCTGCCGACCCTTCAGCTGTTGCTGGACGATCTGAAAACCCGGCCCCGCAAGTCCGGCGTCGAAACCGTGCTGGTTACCAGCCACGGCACGCCATGGTCAGGCAATGGCCTGTCGGGATCGTTCGGCAAGGCCGTTCGCGAAACAGATCTGCATCACGTCGACAGCGACGGCGAAAAGCGGTGGAAGCATCTGCACGACATTCGCGGCACCTATGCCACGAAGCTGATGACCGCGCCGGGCCTCAACCTGACCGACAAGGAAATTGGCAATCTGATGGGTTGGTCGCCCGAACAGGTTGCAGAAATTCGCGCACACTATGTTGACGACGCGGCCATTGTAGTCGCTTTGGGAAGACGGCTTTTGGGAGCTTAAGATTGCGCAGCGATGCGGATCACCTTGCAGCTCTCGCTCAAGCCGCGGCTCGCTTTCTTCCGAGCTGAACTACCCAAATCGCCCAAAATGATTTCGCCGTGATACGGATTGGCCTCTGCCGCAGTTCCCTTCAGCTCAGGTTCCGCTGGCTTCGGCGTCCAGGCAGCCCCCTTGGCGACAGCGCGCGCGTCAGCAGCAGTTACCACGCCCACAGCTAACGTATCCCTCAGCGTGCCAAATCTCGCATCAGGAGCTAGCCCAGCTGCCGCTAACAAGCACTCAAGATCGATTGAAACCCCAGCATGCTCCTTCCGAGTGACGAAGGCTTGGGAAGAAATTCGGACCCCGTTTATGGGGCAAGGTACTACATGCATCGGAGTTACAAGATGACGGACAAGCAAATGCGGTCCAAGTATGCCGGAGTCGTCGATCCGCTGGTCCGAATGGTAGTCTTGTGCAGTCGGCTCACACATGCAGGAGTGAGCGCGCCACTGTAGAAAACATTGTCAATGCATCGAGACCTGATTGCTCACGTTCAACGCCTCCGACGCGCAACCAAGCCGTAGGTACGTTATCGTCGTCAACGACCAGTCCGAAAGATGCTTCCCTGAAATGCCACTCGGCTTGAAGCGAGCCGTCTGCCGCAGGAGCGATAGAGCCGGGGCCACTACTTGCTGGTAGTAGCTTTGTGAGCAGGCTTTTCATCTGGTTCACTACCGAAGCCGGTATAGGCTCCGCACCATAACCGTCCCAGTTGAAATCAAGTTTGGAAACTGCATCCAACGAAGCTGTGAACCATGCCTTGTGATCCGTGTTCGAGCGGTCGCTCGCCGTATTGCTGAAGCCTCCGACGAGAGAGGATCGTGTTGCTTTGTCCCCGATCAGCGAGGTCGCATTAATAGCCGCCGGGAAGGCGCCATTACAGATGCCAAACGACATGGTGCGATTCGCCACAAGAGGCATCATCATCGCGCTATTCACCGATCCACTCCTTCTTGACCTCATCAGTCAGCATATAGAGGAATCTATGTGTAATTGCTGAATGTGCAAGGTCATAAAATTCGAAGGCATCCTCCCATCCAGAGACTAGTGCCCCCGCTATGAAAGTGACTTGGAAGTATGCACGGTCTGGATGCGGATCAACGTCCGCCGGCATTATATGGTTCAGCGTGACGTTCATCGTTCCACGCGCTTCGCCCACCGGCTCAAGCCAAGAAAGATTAAAAGCAGCTGTGGAAAATGCGCCGCTTGGATCGCTATTCCAGAACGAAAAAACGTCACCTAATCTTTTTGGACGCTCAATGCAGACGGTATCCACGTAAAGAAGTTCAGATGCGGTAGGACTAGCAGACGGCATTCCATTATCCGCATGCCATTGCCTCAGTGCCTCGGCATGTCGCCGGGCGCGGTCTCTCAACTCAGCATAACCTGGATAGACGGAATGCTCTTCCAAGAAGGGATTTCGACGCCAGTTGAAAGACCAAAAACGCTCTTGCGCTTGGAGCACCTGCTCACCTTGTGACGTTTTGAACCACCAACGTGGACTCGCTCCAAGATCGGTCCCAAGCAGAGCAGGCGGCGCTCCCATCAACGCGGCTACGCCCAAGCCTTGAGTCGGTGCAACTCGTTCAATTTCTGGAAATTCTGCTCGAAAGGCGTCGTGAGCGCCTTTGACATCATAGGGTTGCACGATTTCCGGCAACGCTGTCGAAATTGAAAAACCAACTTCTGTAACAGGAGGAGTTTTAAACGTGATCTCGTCCGCTGCCAT